AGTGTAACAGAGGGAGTTCCTGTACCTGATTTTAAGGAAGACAAATAATGTCAATGGATACAAACAACATAAAAGTAAAGCACCTCAACAGAAACATCTCTATAGCACAACATCAAGAGTTTGAAGCGGGTGTGAGTAAAGTGACCTCAGTTCAAGAGGTTGCCATCTTACCTTCAGGATCTGATGATTGGGTTATTATGAAGTATGATGATACTCTGGATAGTCTCATAGAAACTCTTCAGAATATTCGTACTCTAATTGAAAAGCAAGAAGACCTTGCAAATGGTGTCCCTAAAGTCTGGGATGTCAATGACATAATAGACACATACGATTCATCTCCCGATCTCACATTGAAGGAGTTGTCTCGTAGGTCTGGTTGGTCAGTTGGAGAACTACTATCACTTTTAACACATGAGGATGTATCAAATGACTAAGCTAACAAAAGAACAAGCTATCAAAGCAACCATAGAGAAGTATCCTCTTATGACTGAAGTGAAAGCTAAATACTATGTTGAAGAAATCTTGGGGTATACATAATGAGTATGTCTGGAGAAATAGAGCTGGCTCAAACCAGTGCCTCAATGTATAAAAATGAGATCGATAACTTACACAACAAGTATGGTCATGGTGTCAGACCCTCATGGGTTCTTGATGAACTTGAAAACCTATACGATAGATTGAGACATGTTGAAGCTAGGCTCAAAGATCTAAACAAAGGAAGTAACTGATGTTATTACTCTCAGGTCTAATAACAGCATGGCTGATCTTCTGTATCTGGTATGCTTATGACTGGATTAGGATTATTCTCAAAGAAGATTCTAACAGTAACCAATAGTAATCGACCCACAGGGGGTCAATTTAAAAAGAGAGATATCCTCTCACAATCCATGTAAAGGAACTAAAATGACTAAACTTGAAAAAGCCCGTAACTTCATGATCACAAACGCCGAAGCATATTACCCTAAACTAGATACACCTCAGATTGGTAAGGGTACAGTCAATGGTCGACCTTTCACTACACCATTGCAATTTGAAATTCAACTACGTGCTAAAGACAAAGCTACTCTCCAACTGTGGAAAGATAACTTTTTGCCTGTGAAAGAAAACAGCGAGGGTATCTCAACACTAACCCTTCGTCGCCGAGCTCTCAAGAAAGATGGCAGTGACAATGGTAAGCCTCGTGTAGTTGGTGCAGACAAACAACCAATGGACGCTAAAACTATTGGTAATGGTTCAACAGTTAATGTTATCGTATGGCAAGCTCCGTATGGTGACAATAACGAATCAGTCTTCAACTCACTAACAGCTGTACAAGTGACTGATCTTGTTGAATACAGTGGAAGCTCTGTAGACTTCGATATGCTTGAAGAAATCTCACCAACTGTTGCTGGTGTTAAAGACGAAGACCTAGAGGCAATGTTCTAAACACCTCAACCACTTGTGCTAAGCATCACATAAAACTGCTCACCTCAAAAACCTAGAAAGGGTTTATTATGTTTACTATTGAAAAGAATGTAAAACTACCAGTCGCTCCTAAAAATTCTCTTAAAGGCTACAAGTATCCTTTTAGGGACATGGTGGTTGGTGATAGCTTCTTGGTTAAAGTAGAACCACAAACACCCCTGTCCTATCTACGTACTCTACAACGTGTCTCAGCTATGGCTGGATACACATGTGGTGGTCAGTACGCAAGAAACTTCTCTGTTCGCCAATCCAGGAACGAGAACGGTGTACGTGTATTCTGCCTTCGAGCACTGTAAGGAATCCGACCACAGGGGCCGGATTTAAAAAGAGTAATGAGCTCAGCATCTCAATAAACTGCTCACATAATTCTAATACAACACACCTCCCGTGTTGTCTGTTCCAACTGTTGAGTCTGGGTTCTTTAATCCTTTCAAGCTCAAACTCCAGTTGGGACAACCAATACAGGTGACTCCGATCCGAACTCCTTGCTGAAGTTCTCGTTGAAGTCCCTGTACCCCTGACTGTTGAGACCCCGTAGTAATGCTGCGCTGAGGTCTCCGGTCAGGGTTCATAGTTTTTAAATAGAATCCCTTACGGGATCCTGTTTTTAATCGGAGTCTCAAAAACCTAAAGGTTTTCAAGATTCCTCAGAGAGATCTTTTAGATCTCTATAGGATTCCTTCAGAATCCTTCGTGACCCTTAGGGGTCACTCTGATTTTTGGAGAGTCCGACAAAGCTCAATTCCAACAAGAGGCATTTTAATATATCAATTTTATTTGGAGTATGGGTAGTTGGTTACATTATGGTTGCAACTACTAGAAAAAGATCTTAACTTAAATTAGTCATGAAAGGCTAACACTATGACAACAGTAAACCCAATCGGTCGCCAAAACCTGCAATTTCGTCGTGTAACAAATCGCTATGGTAAACCAGTAGGTTCATTCTCCGGCCACCAAGGATATTTATCTGTAGCACGGGATGTTGAAACAGGTCGGTTTGTATCTCGTTCTAAACTTTCAGCATCAACTGTAGATCGCATCCGCAACGTAATCAAACTACGTGGCTTCAACTAATAACTTATCGTGAGGAAAAGCTTCAAATGGATAAATCAAATGTATTCTGGACAGCAGAAGGAGAAGTGGTTATCGAAATTGCAGAACGAGCACTCATCCTATCTCGTGTAGAAGCAGAAACACTCTTCACAGACTTAGGGCATACCTTAAGAGACATGCACGATTGTCTGGATAACTACGCAGAGGACATGGGTGAACAACCTCATGTCTGAAATAATCCAGTTCAAGCCTAAACCTAAAGAAGATACATTCAGGAGGATTGATGAACTATTCCATGTGACGATGTGGATTGGTACAAACAATGAGTATGAAATAGATATGCAAAGCCATGAAGACTACACAGAACATGAGATCTTCACAGCAATTGGTGCTCTCTATGCAACGTATGGTATAGAGAATGACTTCATATCTATAGATGATGATGGTGTAGAAGAAATAGACACATAAAGGACCCCTTATGACTAAACCCGCAGTACACATATCTGTAATGACAGGTAAACTTCAAGGTCTAAAATCAATCAGTACTAACACTAAGACTAACAAGTATTGCATAGATCAACACAAGAAAGCCATAGAGAACAAGACAGACAATATCTGCGGGGACTGCTACAGCCATAAAATGCTGGACGGTTTCCGAAAAAACATGGCTCCAGCACTACAACGGAATAGCGACTTACTGTCTTCAAGACAATTAGAACCACAAGAGGTCCCAAGGATTATCGATAGCATATTCAGATTCAATGCACATGGTGAGCTAATAAACATGCAACACCTAAACAACTTGATGCTAATTGTTGTCGATAACCCTTGGTGTCAATTCGCTCTCTGGACTAAACGAACAGACCTTGTGTTTCGTTGGATGAAAACAAACAACAAACCAAAAAACCTAAACCTTATCTACAGCAACCCTAAGAAAAGCGTAGTAATGTCAAAGCCTCCTAGGTACTTTGATAAAACATTCAACAATGTATTAACCCATGAGTTTGTAGAGCGGCAGAACTGCACTGGTCAAAAGTGTCAGGACTGTCGGTTATGCTATGAGGTCAATGATGTGGATACAATTATAGAAAAAGTAAAGAGGTACTGATGAAAGCTAATGAAATCCCAGAATGGAAAATGAAGTTCAACAAACGTCTTGAAGAAAATAAAAAGAACTTTGAGCTACTAACTGAAATTCAACAAGATGCAATCAAATCAGCACAACAAACTATGAAAAACGCAGTAGAAATGTTACAAGAATGTAATGATCTGTATGTCTCAGATGTTAACAAACTAGCAGAAGCACAGTGGAAACTCTACGAAGCTTTCCGCACAGAGTGATATCATACTGGCCCACTGAAAAGGAACTTCCTAACATGACAATCTATATGAATCAATATCAGACTAAAGCTAGAGAAACTGCAATCTTCCCAGAGTCAGAAGCAATTCCCTACTTAGCATTGGGTCTATGTGGAGAAGCTGGGGAAGTTGCAAACAAAATCAAGAAATGTATTCGTGATGGTGCATCTTATGATGGTATTGCAGCAGAGCTAGGGGATGTCCTATGGTATGTAGCAGTACTCGCACACTACCTCGGAGAAGACCTTAACACCCTGGCAGCAAGTAACCTACTCAAACTTCACAACCGTGCCTCTAAAGGTACTCTCCGTGGCTCTGGTGATGATCGGTGATGCTACTTGAACTAGCTGCTTGTATACTTGTAATAATCATAGCTGCTAATCAAAAAGGATAATGATGATGAAACGAGAATATCGCACAGCATTCAACAAGCTTCGTAAGATCGGAGTACCTGTAAAAGACTATGGTGAAGATGACTTTGTAATCTCAGCAGAGGAAAACTATGAAACTGTATGGGCTGACTACTATGCCGAAAACAATTCATCACTAGATGACTTCGGTGTTAACCATAAAATCAATGATATTCTTAATGATCATGGTCTCTATGCAGAGTGGGAGAACGGTGGTGTCCTTGGCGTAAGTAAAATGTAATGCCATTCACAATCGAAGAAAAACCCTGGACAACTGAGATAGTTATTATGGATGATTCAGGAGATGATCTTGACCTTGGGGTAATCATAGAAAACGCTGGAGAATACGAAGGCTATGTGTCTATGAGACAATTCAATCAAGACATTGAGGGATANGATGTAGTAACTATGTCACCCAGGATGTTTAAGGATCTTATAAAATCCTTTGACTCTACAGAGGGATTCCACGGACTCCTATGGAAATAAAAAAAGAACCCAGAGACTCTCACAGAGAATCTTTGGGTTCTTATAATTTTTAGCTAACCGACAAAGCGCACTTACTTGTTTTTTTTCGGTAACCGACAAAGCGCACAGGCATTTTCTTTCAGGTTCTACTAGAACCTCACACTATCCGCAGTGCTCGTATCTTATCGTCGAGTTCTTCATCAGACAAACTCTCAGCACCTATCTCCTCAATTTGGAGTTCCCTGCGCTGTAGTTTGGGTTGCTCATACTCTGCAACTTTTGCTGCGAGATCACTAGCTGTATCAAAATCTTCTTTGTCCAAAGCTTTGAACATGAGGATCTTCAAGACATCAAGAGAGTTCATATCAATATGGTCTAGTACATCTTCCTTGTACTGACGCCAATCCTTCATGCTCATCTTCAAAGCTTCTCTAGCATCTCTAGCTGCCTTACGGGAAGCTGCAGATTTAATTGCATCTCACGAGCATTGTCTTTGGTGAATGAAGGTGCTAAATTCTTAAGGCTGTTTGGATGAACCTCTCTAGTCATAGTAATTACCTCTTATAATACTTTATGAATCCGACCACAGGGGTCGGATTTAAAAAGAGAGACAACTCTCTTCTCTATAAGGAACTTAAAGAAAGGGCATAAAATGTCAGATATTGTTAACAAACCTTCACACTACACACGTTATAAAATAGAACCTATTACATTCATCATGGAGAATGACTTACCATTTCATGTTGGTAACATTATTAAATATTCCATGAGGGCTGGTCATAAAATGTATGAGGGTGAAGATGGTATTGGGTCAGAGATAACAGACCTACGTAAAGTCATCCGGTACGCAGAGATGCGTATAGAGCAGCTTGATAAAAATATGCGGGATTACATCTAATGGGTGGCTTTAAGAAAATAGCAACAGACATTGAAGAAATCATACGGAATGTCTACATGTTCGGTGATTTCTCTACTGAGAAAACATTCACAGAATTGGTGTATAAACGTTGTTACGAAGACGGTATACCTAGTAAGTATATGGACTACACTGATAAAAAAATAAAGGAAGCTTTAAATGTTTGATAAGATTAAAGAGATACGAGAAACACTAAGACGCAGACGTAATATGAATGAAACTATTAAAGCACTCCATCAACTTAATGACCTAGAGCTTCGTGATGTGGGTATACATCGTACTCAAATTGACGAAGTAGCACGTAGTGTTATAGACTTCCACCGAACTGTACGTAACATCACTGAGCAGGAAAGTAAAAAGAATGATTGAAGCAACGTACATAGACCATATGGGATCAGACCTATCAGTTGTTAATGCAGCACGTGTTAGTTTTGGTAAGAAAAGTGAGTGGAATCCTAATTGGCGTGATGATCACTATGAACCACTGCTTACAGCAGACAGTAAGCTAATCAAGTACCTAGCCAAGCACAAGCACATCAGTCCATTCGGACATTGCTTCGCCAGCTTCCACGTCAAGGCTCCAATCTTTGTAGCACGGCAGCTAGTCAAGCATAAGTTCTTGAGATGGAACGAAATATCCAGGCGATACGTAGATGATGAGCCTGAGTTCTATGTGCCTGACGTGTGGCGTGGACGTAGCGCTGACAAGAAGCAAGGCTCTGATGGTGTCGTTGATGTAAGTGACTGGGGTGATACTAACTGGGCATGTCTAAAAGCCTACAACGATCTTCTTGAGCATGGTGTAGCACCTGAGCAGGCCCGTATGGTATTACCACAGTCTACTATGACTGAGTGGTACTGGTCTGGTAGCTTGGATGCCTTCTCTGATATGTGTAACCTGCGCTGCAAGGCTGACACACAGGCAGAGACACGAGAGGTAGCACGGCAGATTGACCACAAGATGATTGAGCTATTCCCTGTGTCATGGGATGCACTAACGGAGGATAAAGATGACTAAACTGTATGACTTAGAGCCTATGATTATGGACTGCTGGCATGTGTGTGATGACCTACAAGTAGTGTTCAGACAGATAGGTGATGGTGAACGTGAGCCTACAGAAGATGAGATGATGAACATACTGATTGGTATGCAACAGTTATACCAATGGAAGTTTGAGCAGCTGTTCAACAAGTATGAGGAGGTACTACGTGACAGACAATGAGTGGCCCTTAGAGGCAGACTTTAGTGATACTACTCTAATAACAACCGCAAGCTCACCTTGTGTTAAGGAATGTAAAATAGGAGAAGATCATTGCATGACTTGTGGTAGGTCTCTTAAAGACATCCAAGATTGGCGTGACTACTCTGAAGATAAACGTAAGAATATTATGAAATCCTTGGAGGATAAACAGAATGTATGAGGTGTATAGTATATCCAATTGTCCATTCTGTGACAAGGCTAAGGAATTACTACGAGAAACCGGAGAAGGTTTCACTGAATATGCTATTGATATCCAAAAAGAATTAGGTAAATCAATCATGGAAAGATCTATGATGAATACTGTACCAATCATCTACCACAAGAATGTATTTATTGGTGGGTATAATGATCTTAAGATGTACTTAAACAAGTAAAGAAAGGACGCAACATGCGTTTATGTTATGATATAGAATGTAATGGTCTTACTCCGGATACTATCTGGATGATTGTTGCACAGAACTTAGACACCAATCAGATCTATAAGTTCTCTGATCACGATAACCTACATGGTTCTATCGCCGATGGTGCTGCACTACTACAGAACGCAGAGCTACTGGTAGGCCATAACATTATAGGTTTTGATAATATGGTCATGGACAAGCTGTGTGGTACTACACTCAATGAGAAACGATTACATGACACGTGGGTTATGTCTCAGGTACTACGCTACAAGCGTCCACATAAGCATGGTCTTGCAGGTTGGGGTGAACACCTTGGCAACAGCAAGATCGCATATGAAGGTGGTTGGGATGCTTACTCACGTGAAATGCTACGTTATTGTGTGCAAGATGTTCGTGTGAATGTCGATGTGTACAATGAGTTACTCTCAGAGTACAAGAAGGTTGCTGCGTATAACCCTAAGATTAAATTGGGTATGCAAGCAGAACATGAGACAGCTAAGTTCAATGCATTCTGCAAGAGCAAGGGCTGGTACTTTGATATGGAAGAAGCTAAGACCCTATTGGGTACAATGCAACAACGTATGGCTGAGATCTCTGACATCATTGAGCCTCAGATGGG